CACCGCGCTGCAGGGAGATCGCGCCCCGCTCGGTGATCTCACCGCGCGGGATGACGAGGCGGTTGGTGATGGAGCCGTCGCGCCACTCCAGACCGAACGCCATCTCCTGCGGGCCGGGCGAGGACGGGATGTCCAGGCGGTGCACGGTGCCGGACACGTCGGTCATCGTCGAGCCGGGGAAGTACGCGGTGATGGTCTTCGTCTTCAGCTCGATCGCGGTGAACCCGAGGGTCATGTCGACGCCGGTCAGGATGCGCCGCACCGGGGAGAGGGACTGCCAGGCGTTGATGTCCTCCACGTCCGTGGAGTACTCCAGGGCCACGCCGTCCTCCGACATGAACCCCAGGTCCTCCCACTCCGCCGCCCAGGCGGTGGAGAGATCGGTCGGGGACGCGGTCCCAGTCGGGGCCATGTAGATGTTGCCGTCCAGGCCAACGCGCACGTTGTCGCTGTCGAGCGCCACGGATGCCTCCAGGCATGCTGAGGACCCGCGCGGCGCTCGCCGGGCGGGCAGGGGTGAACAGGTGGGTGCGGGTTGGGTTCAGGCTCTAGGCGGGGCGCACGCGCAGGCTCACAACCAGCACGTACCTGGGGATCGGCGCGGTGCCCTCGGCGGGCAGCTCAGGCAGCCAGATCAGGGAGACGTCCTGCACCCGGTGGATGCGGGCGGCGCCCTGCGTGGTGCCCTCGGCCGCGAACAGCTGCGCACGCACCAGCTGGGCAAGGTCGTGCGCCGCGGCCTTGGTCGCGGCGAGGCAGTCGATGTCGATGGTCGGCTCATCCAGGACGAACCGCTGATAGGTGGCGCCGCCGCCGCGGGAGATGGCCACGAACGGCAGCCGCTCGGCGAGCCTCTCCGGCCACTGCGAGCCCACGCCCGCAGCCAGCACGCCATCGAGGTAGCCGATGAGTTCGGCCTCGATGTCCGGGAAGACCACCAGCGGAAGGCTCACTCCTCGGCCCGCCTGCGGCGCTTCGGCTCGGCCGGAACCGGCTCGCTGCGCTCCTCCAAGACGGGCTCAGGCGCCTCGGGTGCGGCGACGACTTCGGCGATGCGTCCGTCGCGGGACAGGGCCTTGACCGCATCATCTGCGACCTCGAGCACCTCATCGGGCGCGTGACCGCGATACCAGCAGGCCAGTCGGACCCATGCCATCAGGTACTCCTCAATGCATCGAGCGAACGGCCCAGCGTGCGCGTCTTCGGTGAATGGCCATGCTGCGGGCGGTCGCGGGACGTGGCCGGGCGGCCGGAGCCGAACTCGACCTGCGCCCACCACGCGGCCGTCGCGCCGAACTCGGCACGCCAGCCCGACGGGCGCATGGACGCCGCCGAATAGATGGAAAGCCGGTACTCGCCCGCCCGCTGCACGGCCGGATCGTAGGTAGGGCCGGAATAGGACGGGGCGATCGTGCGCGCCACCGCCGCGCCACGCTCGGCGATGTCGGCCAGCGTGGTGCGCATCCCGGAGGACCTGGCGAACTCCCGGTACATGGCCGGGTTCGGCACGAAACGGAACGAAGACGGGGCCATCACTCCACCTCCCGCAACGACGCCTCGACATGGTGGACGCGGCCGGCGACTTCCCAGCGCCCCACCTTGCCGGCCACCTCGAGGACCATCGCGCCGTACTCGACACGATCCGTCTCCAGCAGATCCACATCCATCCCCGGCGGGGTGTACAGCCGCCAGGTGGTGACGGTGAGCTGCCGGTCGAGGGTGGCCTCGTCCGAATCCGGCGGTGAACCCGCGGGCTGGAAGTTCACCCCGACCACCGCGGTACGCGCCGCATTGGGCCAGTCGCGCACCTGGTTGTTGTAGCGGTCCGTGGCGAGCGGGGCCCGCACGATGGTGACGGACTGGGCGTAGTGCCGGCTCATGCCGGCCTCAGCCGCACGCTGCCGGCAGTGCGCCGGTAGCGGTCCAGCACCTTCATCTCGGTGCGAGACAGCAGCACGCCGAGAAGCTCGCCCGTGGAGGGCACGAGGTAGGTCACCGACTCCCCTCCCACGGCCTCGCTGCGGATCCCGGACGGGTTGACCAGGACGCGGTTCGCGGCCTGCATCACGATCGCCGCGATGTCACCGGGAACCGGATCCCACCCGTGCGTGGAGGTGACCTCGACCTGCGGCGGTTGATGCGCCGCAGGAGGCTGATCCCACGACCACGCCCCGAGCAGCAGCTCGTTGCCGTCCAGCCACCAATCGGCCGTGGCCACCCCGTCGACCTTGACGTCCGTGACGGCCACGATGGGACGCTGCGGCAGCGTCACTACGCCGCTGCAGCCATACCTGAGCGAATCGGCACGGCGCATCGTGAAGGTGTCCGTGGTCGTCGCCCGGGTGACATCCAGGCGCAGGTAGCCGCGGACGACACTGGAGGACTGATCCAGCAGCGCCTGCGCCTGCGCCTCCTCGGCCGGGGTGAAGGTGCGGCCCAGCAGGGCGGCGAGGTCGGCCACCACCGCCAGCGGGGGAAGCGGCATGGTGGCCTCCCCTCACTCTTCGGTGTCGGCGGCGGACTGCGCGAGGACCCCGGTCACGCTGTAGGCCTCGTCCGGAGTCTGATCGACACGCTCGCCGCGATAGCCGACATCCCAGCCGCCGCGGACCACGCCCTGATCCACCGCGGTCGGGGCAAGTTCCTCCACCTCGGCGGACTCCGCCTCGGGAGGGCTTTCGGGCTTCGCCGCAGCCTTCTTGGCCGCGGTCTTACGGGCGGCGGCCATCATCCCCTCACCCTCTGCTCGGCCCGGGTGCGGTCATTCGCCATGACGCTCGGCGCCGTAGCGCCAGCCCCGCCGGCGATCGAGTACGTTTCCGACTCGGCGTCACTCTCCGGCGACCAGCCGGAGAATCCGTAGGCCGACGGATCGGCCTCACCGAGCACGACCGAAGGACTGCCCGATGCGCTCGCGTCCGCCGACAGCGTCGCCGCCGTCGCGCTGGTGACCGACAGGAGCGTCGCCCCGGCGGGAATGCCCGTCCCGGTGATCGTGCGGCCGGCGTCCTCCTCGAGGAACGTGCCGGCCGCCGCGGTGATCGCGGCGCTGGTGCTGGTCGTGGTGACGGTGACCGTGCGCGTCTCGTTCGTGCGCCCCGCGGCCATGTCAGGCGCCGACGGTCTGGATCAGGCCCACCGGGTAGCGGTCGGCTTCGGTCGGCTCGTCGTTGTTGATGGTGTTGGCGACCTGCCAGCCCACCCGGAACGTCAGGCGCACCGCGGTCATGTCCTGCTGCGCCAGGTTGTAGATGATCGCGCCGGTGTTGTCCTGGATGACGGCCTGGTCGAGGATCTTCATGGTGATGTCCTGGCGGACACCCACCACGAACTGCGACCAGTCGCCGCCGAACATGCGCACACCGTCGGTGCCGACGCCGCCCGCCACGGGGAACAGACCCCGCATCGGGTAGGAGATCGGCCAGCCGTCCAGGCTCATCAGGTCGCCGGAGACGCGGCCGGTGTCGAGCTTGCGGCCCTGCGAGTCACGGGCCCGGCGCAGCTTGGACTTCGCGGAGACCGCGGCGACGAAGCCGTTGACCTCGAAGCCGTCCTCCTCGACCTTCTCGTAGAGGTTGTCGACGTCCCCGAAGAAGCCGCCGGCGGTGGCTGCCGTGCCCTCGTTGACGGTGTTACCCGCCGCGGTAGCCGCGGTGAGGATGTCGTCCGGGAACGAGCTCGGGGCGTTGGTGCCGAAAAACACCGACTGATCCAGAACGCGGCCGAACGCCTCGGTGAGCAGCGGCATCGCCTCGTCCCACAGGTTGGCGTCTGTGTCGGCGAGGACGTTGTCCGGGATAGGCATGATCGTGGCAAGTTCCTCGATGTTGAGGAACTTGTTGGTCCAGTTGACCTCGGTGGTCTGCTTCAGGCCGGTGTCGCCGGTGACCCAGTACGCCATCGGCAGCGCAGACAGGACGGGGAAGCGGGTCTGCGCCCGTCCCACCGGCACCCGGCGGAACAGATTCAGGACGGCGGACTGCTCGGTCGCCTTGCCGAGCATCTCGTTCGAGACTTCCTCGGGGATGAGCGACTGCGCATCTGTGCGCGAAGTGATGTTGTTGTACGGCACGGCTCAGTGCCTCCTCTTTCGGATAGAGATCCGGCCGGAACGAGCCGCGCCGGGGGGCGTTTAGCCCAAGCCCGCCTGATGGCGGATCAGGGCGTTCATGTCGGTGGGGGCGGTGGCGGGCTTGCGCACGCCGCCGTCATAGGAAGGGGTCTGCCGCTGCTGCTGGTTGCCGAACTCCTTCAGCAGCGCATCGGCGTCGGCTTCCAGTTCCTTCTTGCTGGAGCCTTGCAGGCGTCCTGCAAGGGTCGGCGGCAGGTTCTTCGCCGCGGCGACCTGGTAGCGCAGGAGTTCCTGCCGGGCGCCGGTCGCGGTCTTCTCCGCTTCGGCCAGCCGGTCCGCGACCTTCTGCGCCTCGGTCTTCTGCGACTCCACGTACTCGTCGTGCGCCTTGGCCTTATCGAAGTTCTCCTTGGCGCGCTTCTCCCACTTCTGCGCCTCGACCTTCCAGTCCGTCTCCGGCGGCTGTGCAGCAGGCGGAGCAGGCGCGGACGGCGGTGATGCGGGCGTCGGCGCAGGCTCGGAAGCCGGGGCCTCAGGTGGTGTGCTCATGTGCTTCTCCCATGCGGGATGGCCCGGCAGCCGTGCGGCGTCCTGGGCGAGATGGTCATCTGTGCTGCCCGCCGTGCGGCGGGAAGATCATGCGGCTACACGAGGTAGCCGTAACGGCGCAGCAGTTCGAGCTGCTCGGCGCGGCCGGACGCCTGCCGGAAGATCTCCTCCGGAGTCAGGCGTGCCGCGCTCGCACGCGCGTATCGCTGGCCGGGGACCCTGGCGAAGTCGCCGCCCGCCCGGCGCACGCTGCGCCCGTACAGGCCGCGCTTCGTGACGCCCTCCGAAGTCGTCGCCGCACCCGGCCGGGACATGCCGCGGCGGGCGTTGACGACCTGCCCGAGGTCCGCGCCCTGGTCGATGGCCTCGGCGCCCGCGTTGGTGAAGATGCGGCGCCGCTGCTCCGGTGAGAGGTGCTCGTAGAGCTCCTTGGGCGACTGCACCCCGGACCACGCGGCCTCGCGCAACGGCACCGTCTGGCAATCGCAGTTCGGATGCCGCAGGAAGCCTTCCGAGTAGGCGTACTGCTGGCCGGCGAGGATGATGCACCTCGAGCACGCCGGGAGAGTGACCACCCGCGTGTACGCCACGACTTTCCGGTCTGCGGCCATCGCCACCTGCGCGCTCGCGCGGGCCGTATCACCGACTGCCGTGGCCGCATACATGGACATGTCCGCGAGCCCGCCGAGCATTGCCTCAGCCCCGGTCATGCCGGCCGCCAGGCGGCGCCGCACGCCGATCGCGGGCAGGAACAGCAGCGTCTCCAGCGGCCCGCCGTCCGGGGCGAGCCCGCCGAACGCCTCCGCGATCAGCAGCGCTTCGGGAATCGCGGTGCCGCCCTGCGCTTGCATCGAGGCGGCCACGAAGAGCTGCGCTCCCTGCGCCACGGTGATCTGTCCCTTGACCACTGCGGTGAGGATCGCCGCACCGGCCGCGCCCTCGAGGTCCGCTTCGATCGTCGCCGGGGACAGCCCGCCCCAGATCCGCCCAATCGCGGCAGCCAGGGTCCGCTGAACGCCTGTGACCTGCCGGTAGCGGGCCGCGGCCAGGTCAGCCGCCGTCGCCATCCGGAACCTCCGGTGTCACCGGCTGCTGCTGCGGCTTCGGCCCGAACAGGGCGGCCAGGTCGCCGCCCATCACCCGCTCCGCCGCCTGGTCGCGCTGCTCACGCCACTGCGCAATCTCCGTTTGCGAGGCGCCCCAGCGCTCCCACAGTGCCTCGTGCGGCACGCCGAGCGTGGACATCTTCACCAGTGCATCGACGAGCTCACCCTCGGTACGGAACTCCGGGTTGTGCCAGATCGTCTCGATCCGGCTGAGGTCCCGGCTGTCCCCGGCGGCCGTCAGGCTGAGGCGCACAACTTCCTCCAGGGCCTCCCCGAACGGGCGGCAGCGCTGACGGACCTTGGACACCAGCCCGGACTCCGCGGCCTTCAGTGCGTCGCCGCTGATGTTGACCATCGTGCCCAGGAGGTACTGCGACGGGGTGCGGGTGCGGGCACCGATGTGCTGCACATCAGCCTCGACGCCCTTCAGATAGGGCCCGATGTCCGTGGCGGAGAACTCGCCGAACTTGACGTTGTCGTCCTCCACCACCCACAGCCGGTCCACCGCCGACTTGAACGGCTCGATCGCCTGCCCGTTGTCGTCGACCGGCACCTCGTAGCCGGTCATCCACCGCTGCCGGAACGCCGCGAACTCCTGCGCCATCATCCGGTCGATCAGCGTCTTGTTCACCCGGTCTTGCACGTCCAGCACGTCGTGCATCTCCGAGTACGCCTCACCCAGCAGATCCGGCCGGTTCGACACCTCGACCAGCGGCACCACCCGCAGCGGATTCGGCGCCGGCCACGCCTCGCCGTCGACCTCACGGACCTCCCAGCGCGGCCCGACGACGCCCTCGCCGACCTTCGGCTGCGGCGCGGCGTACTTGTACAGCCCGTCCGGCAGATACAAGGTCGCCATCAGCTGCCCGGTCCAGTCGTCTTCCCACACCTTCAGGCCCGCAGCACGGACGCGCCGGGACCCGGACTCGTAGGCGACGATGGCCTGCGTCATGTCCTCGGGCGTCACCAGCGGCGTCTGCGGGTCGTCGCGGTTCGGGGCCACGAGCACAAAAGACCGGCCGCACTTGACCGCCTCGGTCAGCAGCAGATCACTGTCCGCATCGAGGCTGTTCGCCTGCCAGATCCGGTGCGCGTCCTCATCGCCGACCGGGGCATCCCCGATACGAAAACCGTCGACCTGAATGCGCTCCGCCGTGGCGTCCACCACCAGGCCCATGATGTTGAGCCGGGACTGCTTCAGCAGCCGGCGGAATGCATCGCGGGCCTTGTCCGGCACCACCGGAAGCGGATGATCGCCCTCGTAGTAGCAGCGCATCAGCTCCGCGTACTCGCGGCGCTCCTGGAGCTGCTCCCACAGCATCTCGAGCCACCACAGCGGCTCACCGGGCTGACCTTTGCGCTGCCGGGGAAGAGCCATCGGGCACCTCCCGTCAGAATCCCACCGCGACGCGGCTCTTCTTCTTCGGCCGGCGCAGATACCCCGACAGGGCCATCACCGAGGACTGGATCCCGTCGATACGGGCCGCGCTCTTGTTGCGGTCCGGTTTCACCGTGCGGATGTTGTCGTTGCCGTCCGCGATGACCTCGACCACCGAGGCCATCCACCGCAGCACCGGATGCCCGCCATGGCGAATCGCGTCCATGCGAAGCAACCGATCCATTTCCTTGCAGCCCGCGGACAGGCCGAGGAACGTCTGCGCCAGCGGCTCGACCACCAGGCCGCGTTTGGTGTCCCGGTCGACGTTCTGCACCAGCTGGCCGGCGAACATCCGGTCATAGCCGATGCGCTGCACGTCGAAGAACTTGCAGTCGGCCAGCACCTGCTGCTCGATCGTGTCGTAGTCGATCGCGTCGCCCTCGGTCAGCCGCAGGAAGCCCTGCCGGGCCCACTCGGCGATAGGCACCTGCAGCGTGCGCTGCAACTCCTCCAGCCGCTCCGCAGGGAGCCAGAACCGCGGTACGAGCTCCACCTCGACGCCCGGCTGCGGCGACTCCACCGCCAGGACGAATGCCGTGAAGTCTGACACCGCCGAAAGGTCGATCCCGGCCCACGCCCGGCGGCCCTTGAGGGCCTGCTCCTCGACCATCCCGGCGTTCGCATCCCAGCGGCGCAGGTCGATCCAGCGCGTGGACGCGCGTGAGCGGATGTTCAAGCTCAGGCGCAGGAACGTCGGGTAATACGTCGGTGTGGTGCGGGCCTTCTCCGCCTCGCGGCGCATGTACGCCAGCGTCGGGCTGACGCCGAGTCCCGGGTTCGCCTTGCGCCAGGTGGCCTCGGCGAAAGGATCGTCGTTGTCCGCCGCGGCCCAGATCACGCCGTAGTGCGCCGGGTCCGACATGACGTTCCCGGCAACCTTCTCCGTGACGCTGTGTACCTCGTCGTAGATGCTGCCCTCCTGGGCATCATCCGCCGTCGTGATCATCACGACCATCGGCTGATCGCGCGCACCCGTACCCGTAGTGATCGCATCCACCAGGTCACGCGACTTGTGCACGTGCAACTCATCGATCACCGCGCCGGACACGTTCAGGCCATGCGCCGTCTCAGCGATACGCGACAGCGCCCGGAATACCCCGCCCGTGCGCGGAACCCGGATCACCGACGTCAGAACCTCGGCGCGGCCCTGCACTGCCTTGCTGGTCGTCGCCATCCGCTTCGCGTCGTCGAAGACCCGCCGCGCCTGCTCCAACGACGCCGCCGCGGCGTACACCTCGGCGCCCGTCTCACGGTCCGCCATCAGCAGCGTCAGCCCGATACCGCTGGACAGTGTGGACTTGCCGTTCTTGCGGGGGATCTCGACGTACACCGTGCGTGCCACCCGCACCGGCCGGCCGAGTTCCTCGTCGAAGTACAGCCAGCCGAACGCAGGAAGGATCACCCACACCGCTTGCCACGGCGCCAACCTGAGCGGCGTACCGCCCCAGCGGCCCTTGGTGTGCTTGAAAGACTCAATCGCCTTCACCGCACGCCGCGCTGCAGCCACATCGAAATACGCACCGGATTGCTCCGGCAGCTGATTGGCGACCACCAGCGGACGTCGTTCCAGTGCGCTGTCGATGTCCTCGTCGGACAGGCCCAGCTCGAGCAGCGCCGCCCGCGGCACGGGAAGCCCATCCTCGGCATCCTGCCGGGACAGCTTCTCAGTCGAAGACGTCACCGTCGTCATCGTTGCCACCCTCCGGCGGCGTCAACCGGCCCCGGGCGGACGGCGACAGGCCAAGCTCTCCGATGTAGCGGGCCAACTGCTGCCGGTACTGACCGGCCACCGTCGTAGCGCCGTTCTTCTGCCAGCCACGCTCACCCTGGATCAACAGCCCGCGCACGCTGATGTCCCGCTCGCACTGATCGATCCGGGCCACGCACACGCAGTAGTCCATGACCGTCTGCGCGTCCACCTCGGCCAGACCCGCCATGTGCTTGAGCACCGGCACCACACGCCGCCACTCGCGGCGCGCGACCTCCCGGCAGCGGGCATTGATCGCACGCTGGGCGTCATCGCCGCGGATCGCCTGGAAGGTGTCCAGCCAGTTCGGCTCGGCAAGCTCGGATGGTGGGAGCTTCACGCCCTCGCGGATCGGCCGGCGGCCAGGGTTGCCCTCACGGACCACCTGAAGCGGCGGCTTGGGCCGAGGACCGGAGACAGCCATGGTCACCCCCGGTCACCTTCGTCACTACGCGCAACCACTTTGACCCGCGATGCCACCAAATTCCC